CTTCGGTGAATGTGTTCACCATTGCTATTTGGTAATCTTGTAACGCTTTGGCTATGGCGTTGTAGTGTTTGCGTGTCATTGTTGTAGCCCCTTCAGACTTGTTGGATATCTGCCATCATCAGGCACAGTAGATAATCTCTGTGCGACTCCTCACGGAGTTTCGGCTAGTCTTCTTCCCCTTCTTCCCAATCGTGGCAATCTCCCGACCCCTCGCAAGGTTCCTCGCATAGTTCCCACACTGTGTATTTCATTCCACATTCGTAGCACTTCATATTTTCCCTTTCGTTATGTTGTTATCACTCTATCAAGTGTGTAACACTTTGTCAAGTAATATCTCTGTGACTTTCGTCACACTCTCAGTGTTGCTCTATTTCTAGGGCTTCACCTTGATAAATCAAGCGTAACACAGTATGAAAGGAATGTCAAGTCAATTCCATGTGACATCCGTCACACCACTATTGCAAGCAAGGTGCTAACTACTGCAAGCACTAGGCGGTACTGTTGCTAGCAGACGATGCACCCCTTAGTTTTGTTAGGAGACTCTGTAGTGGGTGGCGTGGTGCTACTTGCCTACCTACCAGTTGGTAGTTGCATCTGCAACTAACTAAACTAGTTGCTGTGTGCAGTTTTTTAGCGCAACTGGGGCTATGCCGAGCCGCCCCCCCTGGTATACATTGAGTATTGGGACAAATACAGAACCACTCTTTTGCTGGGTGGTTGGTTGGGTGTCACTCTGAGTGGGCACTCATCACTCTGGGTGGTGTTGTACGGTTGGGGGAGGAGTCTCCAAACTGGAAGGTGACCAGTATCTTTGATACTTGTCTACGACTATTTGTTTTCAAATTGTCTAGTCACCTGCTTAAGTTGGCAAGGAAAGAAAAAAAGAAAACCACCGACTTGGAAGTTGGAGACTGGCTTCACTTCTTGCTTCACTGCCAACAACCCGATGCGTAGCGAGGGGCGTTAGCCGCTTTAGCGGAACCTGATGACTAACAATCCTGTCTTAGCCTCCCCCACGGTTTAGATACCAAACTGATACCAAGGTCGCCGTAGCCAAATTCTTTTAGCCGACACCTGAAAGGTTGAACATATGTCGTTGTTCACGCTGCTTGAATCTCTTACACAATAGGGGAACAACCATCTGTTTCAGATGTTCTTGATTGCAGGATTCATCTACCCCAGTTACCTGGTGTGAAACGCCCCGTACCATGCAAACGGTATACAGCCATGCGAGAAATGAACTTGTGCGACGAAGCATAGCAGGTGGTGTTAATGTTTCCAACATGAAATCAAAACCTGTTTGGGAAAAGACAAACCCTAAAAAGAAATCTACTCCTCTCTCTCCTGCTCAAAAGACAGCAGCAAAAGCACGGGCTAAGAAGGCGGGTCGTCCGTACCCGAACCTTGTTGATAACATGGCTGCATCCCGAACGAAAAAAGGAAAGTAACATGCCACAGGTAGGAAAAAAGAAGTTCCCATACACCGACGCTGGAATGAAAGACGCTAAAGCAGCGGCTAAGAAGTCTGGCAAAAAAATGGTGATGGCTCCTAAAAAGAAAAAGTAATGGCAGCAAAGAAGGACCCACGACTGGAACGGGCTGGGGTGTCTGGGTTTAATAAACCAAAGGCAACTCCTAAGCATCCAACTAAATCTCATGTTGTTGTAGCCAAAGTCGGTAGCGAAGTGAAACTAATCCGCTTTGGACAACAAGGTGTGTCGGGTTCCCCTGATGGGTCTGCACGCAACAAAGCGTTCAAAGACCGTCATGCTTCTAACATTGCTAAAGGAAAAATGTCTGCTGCGTATTGGGCTGACAAAGTTAAGTGGTAGAATAAAACCTACATGGGAACAAAACGAATTGTTCCAGTACAAGACAAAGTTAAGTTCTTTGCTCTCATTTCCGCTGGACGAAACATTAAAGACGCTTGCGCTGAGGCGGGTATCCACTACAACACAGGTAGTAGGTGGGTTAAGAAGGCTAAAGAACTAGAAGCAGGGCATAAGTCTGCTGTTCATAAAGCCGCTACTGGTGCTGGGTCTGGTGGTCGCCAAGAACTACAACACATGAACTTCATGGATGCCATTGATATGCCATCCGCTATCCCTCATGACATGCTTTCCGAGGAAGCCTTACGGGGGTTGGAAGATTTTGATTACTTTCGTCGCCGCTATCTAGGACGAGTGCCAAGTCCGTGGCAGGTTGAAGCCGCTGTGACTCTTGTAAAACTGTTGGAGTCCGAAGAAAAAGAATTTGTAGTAATCAATGTCCCACCAGGAGCAGGCAAGTCCACCTTGTTTCACGATGTCGCTGTGTGGGCGATAGTACGAAACCGACGGGTACGAGTCATGATTGGGTCCGTGTCACAGAACATGGCGAAAATGTATTCCCGCCGTATTCGTGAAACCTTAGAACGAGTATCACCAATTCTCCCAGACCCAGGCATGGTTCAAAAGGGATTAGCAATAGATGCAGAAGGATGTTTAACAATTGACTATGGACGATTCAAACCAGTGGACAAAGGGGCGCTTTGGCGTGCCGACGAGTTCGTCGTGGAGCAACTTGACGGAAATGGTTTGGACAACAAAGAGCCAACTGTCCGTGCATACGGAATTGAAGCAGAGTTCATTGGGCACCGAGCCGACCTATGCCTCTTTGACGATGTTGCCTCACCTGACAATGCGAGAGAAAGCGTGGCTAGGGACAAACTTTTGGAAAGATGGGACGGAGTGGCAGAAGCCCGTTGCGACCCAGGCGGGTTGCTGGCAGTTGTCGGGCAAAGACTCGGTTCGGGGGACCTTTACGCTCATTGTCTCGCCAAAGAAACCTACGACATTGAAGAAGATATCAATTACGATGGGTCAGATGTCCATACCCCTGAAGATGTATCTGAAGGTGTACCAGTACGGCAAAAAAAGTACAGGCATATTGTCTATCAAGCGTATTATGAAGACCTTGACACGGGTAAAGAATCTCGTTCTTTCAAATCTTTACCGTATCCAGACGGACCGCTACTAGACCCCAAGCGTCTCCCATGGAAAGACCTATCTTTCATTAAATACAACAAACCAGATGTGTTCAAAGTGGTATATCAACAAGAAGACCTGGACTTGGACTCTAAACTGGTACAACGCACCTGGATAACAGGTGGCATGGGACTAGATGGGGTGGACTACCCAGGATGTATAGATGCAGACCGCCAACCAGGGTACATACCTGAAGGTTTAGCCCACCCGTGGGTATCTATCGTCGCTGTAGACCCCTCACCCACCATGTTTTGGGCGTTTGTGTGGATTATCTACCAGCCAAATACAAACCTTTACCATGTTGTAGACATAGAACGAGTCAAACTATCCGCTGAAGAAGTCCTTGGTTATGACACCATGACAGGTGAATACTCAGGGCTGATGGACAGGATGCAGGAACGCTCATACCAAATGGGCTACCCCATCTCACACTGGGTGGTTGAAATCAACGCAGCCCAACGGTTCCTTCTAGCGCACGACTTTGTACGCAAATGGCAAGCCCTGCACCGAGTCAATGTGATACCACACACCACAAGCCGAAACAAACTAGACGAATCCCTAGGTGTTGAAGCACTACTGCCAGCAGTTATCAGGTCAGGCGCACTACGCCTACCCTCCATGAAGGGCAACTGGAAGACCCTTGCCGCTACAGATGAGTTAACTAAATGGTCACGAGACAAGAAACATGGCACCGACATTGTTATGGCTTTGTGGATGGCTCTACTTAACTTGCCGAACCTCACAGAATCCAAACCACCACCCCGCCAATGGCGACCATCCTGGCTTAAGTAAGGCTAATATGTTATCGTTGCATTGTTTGAGTCACACTAAAGGTCACGCATGAAATCAGTTGAAGAAATAGTTGACCTCTACCGCCAGCGTGTTACTGCCCAAGGTCCTGTTCTCAGCCAAATGCGTCAAGTACGCCAACTCGCAAACGGTGATGTTGTTGTCCCACTAAACGAATTAGACCGCAACACTAAATCTTCCGTAGCAAACCTACTGGTACAAGGTCTTGACCAGATGAGTATGCGTGTATCAAGCACCATGCCAGTGCCTTACTTCCCTGCTTTGCGTGAAGGTTCAGACCGTTCAATGCAATTAGCCCGTGACCGTAAGCGTGCAATGCTTTCCATCTGGGACCAGAACCGCATGAACATGAAGATGCGTCGCCGTGCACGCCACCTTCTTGCATACAGCAACTCACCTATCTACATCAAACCTAACTTTGATAAGCGAATCCCAGAGTGGCAGTTACGCAACCCACTAGATACCTTCCCTGCACCCGTAGCAGACATTGACAACCCCGTCCCAGACAATGTTATTTTCTCTTACAGCCGTACATACGCATGGCTAACCCAAAACTTTGGTCCAATGATTAACGGCACACTGCGTGTAGGGCAACCACAACCAGATGACATGTTCACCGTATTGGAATATGTATGTGAAACTGAAGTAGTTACCCTTGTTATGGGCTACGAAAAAGAGCGTGACCCTATCAGTGGTAGTGCATACTTTGGTTCCCCATCGGTAGAACTATCCCGTGTTAGCAACCGCACAGGCATGCCACTCGTTATAGTTCCTCAACGCATTACTCTTGACAAACCACACGGACAATTTGATGGTCTACTTGGTATGTACTACACCCGTGCAAGATTGCAAGCCCTCACTGAAATTGCTATTGAGCGTGGCATCTTCCCAGATGAATACCTTGTTGCACGACCAGGAGAAAACCCAGAGATTATTCAAATCGCTGACGGTAAAACAGGGCAGTTGGGTGTTGTTAAGGGTGGAGATATCCAGATACAACAGTCCAATCCTGGGTACAAAACAGACTCAGCACTAGACCGTTTAGAGCGTCAAGAGCGTCTTGAAGGTGCAATCCCCGCAGAGTTCGGTGGAGAATCAGGAACAAACATCCGCACAGGTCGCCGTGGTGACAGCGTATTGGCAGCAACCGTAGACTTCCGAGTACAAGAAGCACAAGAAATCTTTGCATCATCCATGATTGAAGAAGACAAAATAGCAATCGCTATTGAAAAAGCCTATTGGGGTGCCAACGCTAAATCATTCTTCATGCCAGGTATGGGCGGTGGAATCAAAGATTACACACCAAACAAACTATGGGAAACAGACTTCCACTATGTTGCATACTCTGCCGCTGGTTCAGATGTCAACAACCTTATTGTTGGTCTTGGTCAGCGTCTTGGTACAGGACTTATGTCTAAAGAATCAGCCCGTGAAGCAGACCCTCTCATCTCAGACCCAGAACTAGAGAAGGACCGTCTCGTTGCTGAAGGTATTGAAGCCGCTTTGTTGTCTTCTATCCAGACACAAGCAGCAGACCCTAACGGTCCATACCAACCAGACGACCTTGCATACATTGCTACACAGGTACAGTCAAATAAGATGAGCCTTTCGCAAGCAATCATGGCTGCACAAAAACGAGCACAAGAACGACAGGCTGCACAAGCACCAGTTGGTGCACCAGAAACAATGCCAGGTTTATCAGCACCAGGCATGGGTATGGAACAACAGCCAATGGGTCCACCACCTGAAGGTATGGACGCAATGCTTGCACAACTTGGCGGAGGCGCAGCATCAGCAGCACAACCATCCAGCCCAGGTGGAGTTTTAAGTCTCGCAAATAGTTTAGGAGGGTAACCAACTATGGCAAAAGAATATCCAAACAGGTCAGACCTGCGCAACCCAGCAAAAAAAATTGCTAAGACCGCAGCAAAAGGACAACCATACGGACAAGCAGGTGCACAACTAGCGTCACAATCAGCAGTTCCTATGGCTCCATCACCAACAGCAATGGTCCCAGCAGCACCTCAAGCACCAGCGATACAACCAGGTGGTCTTGGTGCGTTTAGCCGTCCAACAGAACGACCTAATGAACCTGTAACTGCGGGTGCATCTTTCGGTCCAGGTCCTACACCTGGCAGAGAGTTCATTGTTCCCGTTGCTGGCGACGCTGTGTTGAACGAACTGCGTGGTTTGTACCAGGCTTTTCCTATACCTGAACTCGCAGACATGCTTGACTCGTATGTGCGAGAGGGATACTAAATATGGCTTTGTCGCCTTTTGACCCAGTTAACGAAAACCAATCAATAGCAAACGCAGTATATAACAAAGACCAAGTAGCAAACACCGCTAAATCTGCTGACCCTGTAGTGGCTAAACGCATTGCCGAGATATATAAAAAGTCTCCGTATATACCAGCAAACATTATTCTTGCTATGGCTAAACAAGGGACATCCGATGCTGCTGTTGCTGCTATTTCTCCTGCTGCTGCAAAACAATCTCTTGAATCAAACGACCCTAACAAACCAAAGAATAAATCTTGGTTTCAGTCTGCGGTAACAGACAACCTTAAAACAGTTTCACGCTGGTCATTTGCTGCGTTGCAGGCTGTACCAGACATGGCACAGAACCTTGCTGCCGAAGCGTTCTCACCTAACGACCCTGCTGGTATGGATGGGTTCTTCAGGTCTACACAATTAGGGACAATGCTTGCTGCACAACAAGGTGCAACAATGGATGTAAAGAACGCTGACGGAACCATTACTAAAAAACCAATTGATGTTGGTAGTGGATTTCTTATCGGTGAAGAAGCATTAAAAAACCAGGCTCAAAAAGCCCGTGAATTTCGTGGAGAAATAAATGGTCATGCCTGGACAGTAGGTCGTGGCGCTGCACAGATGGCATTTAAACCAGGTTCTAAACCATACAGTTTACTATCAGGGTTTGTTGACGCAGCATTTAACATCGCTACAGACCCAACAACATATTTAGGTCCAGCCCTTAAAACAGCAAAAGCAAAAGGCGCTATCATCCCCGCACTTGTGGGCGAAGAAGCAATGTCTGCTGCAACAAAGATGGCTTACCATGGTGCGGCTGGTTTAACAAAAGCAGAAACCGTAGCGTTTGATTCTTCAAAGTTTGGTCAGTTCATTACTCAAGACCCACGAGCAGTACGCCTCACAGAACGACTTGCTGCTGTAGGTGCCGACACAACTAAAAGTATTGAACAAAAAACTCTAGACATCCTTGAAGAATTCAAAGACACTATTAGTCCTGAGATAGCAAAGAACTTTGCCGAAGCAGACGACATAGATAAAGTTAAAGGATTGCTTGGTGAAGCATCGGCACGCCTAGGTAAAGACCCTAACGAGGTCAGACTAACCACTGACATCCGTGACTTCAGCATGGCTAAAGGAAAATTTGGCACGGCTTTAGATGACACAACAGAACGCATCCCCTTGTTCCGCAACATTCGCAACAGCAAATGGTTCACAGAAATGCCAGCAGGCAGTGTAATCATTGGCGGTTCAGGGATGGACCGAACAAAAGCAGTCCGTACATATTCCAACTATCTAATTGGTGCTGGAATTAAAAAAGGCAGCGAAAAATACACGACAGTTATGGACGAAATCGTTAGGGCTTACAGTCTTACCGACCCCGCTGTAGCCCGTGACGCAGTACAAGAAGCATTTAATGGTGCTTTCACCACCGTCTTTAAAGAGTTTGGTAGAACCGAAGATGCCAACACTGTTCTTGCAAGAGTCATTGAAGCATCACGAGAAGAACTAACAAGAATCCGCACATACACCATTGACGAAGCAGGGATTGTTACTGACGGTGGTGCATTCCAAGCAATGCGAGCAGACATACCTGATGAAATCCTTGGACAATTCAAAGCAGACCAGTGGGACAATTTAGTATTCCAAGGTCCAGGTTCTCTAGGTGAACTAGCAGATGAAGTATTTAACTTACCCGACTACCGTCAAGTGCGCCGTCTTGCTGGTTCAATGAAGTTCGCCACAACCAACAAGGCTGGTGACCAGCGTGGACTTTTAACACTTGCAGATTTTATTCAGAATGAAGTTTGGAAACCACTAACTCTTGCAACTGGTGGGTACCTCATGCGTAACTTGGCTGACTCGCAAGTGCGTATCGCCATGACTGGTCTTGATGGTTTGTTCAACCACCCTATTGATTACATTCGTTGGTCAATCAAGCGTGGTAAAGGTTTTGCTGATGTGATGGGTAAAGACTTCACTGCGACACCTGATGAACTTGCTGGTGCATGGGCTAAGGAACAGCCAGAATATGTTGATGCCATGACATACGGCATCAACCAACACTACAAAGACCCTGTTGCTGCTCAAGAAAGAAACCTTCTGACTGGCAACTGGAGTCCTGTTAACCGCACCACTGATGCTAAAGCACACACAACTGGTTATGTAGATAACTTGCGCCTACTTAACTTTGACCCTATCAATGGGCAAATTGCTAAGTTTATGGCTGCTGGCGATACAGAAGCAGAAGCATTAACTAAAGTTGCTGACTGGCTTAAGTCCCCTGCTGCTACGCCACAACGCAAAAAACTTATTGAGTATTTAAAACAAGGCGTAAAAGTAGTAGACCCTAAAAGCCCTAACGATTATGGCTATGTAAAATTTCCTGGTGAAATATCAGATGAAACATTATCTGAATGGGTACATAAACTTTCCTCCACAAAAGTAAACACAATTGCTCGTGGAGATAACGAACTAACAATTATCGCTGCACACAACAGAGTCCCAGTAACCATGCCTGACATGGATGGAACCTTTACTGCTATTCGCCCAGAGATTCTAGACACCCGTGACCTACGCCCAAGAGATTTTGTTTCAGGCGAAGGCGACATTGGTTCCATTATCAAACTTGATAACGGCAACGAAGGTGTTGTCTTAAGTAAGACAGGTACAGAACTTAAAGTACAAGAAGTACATCCTGGTTCAGCATTTGCTGAAAGCGGTTTAGGTTCGTCATACTTGCGTACATTGGTTGACCAAAAAGGTCTTGAAGGAAAACTTGCCGAAACAGTCAAGCGAGCAGAGCGTGGCATATCTGAAGGTGCATCATCTGCTGGTCAAAAAGCAATGGATGTTAAAAATCATTTCACAGATAAAATCTTTAAAGACCTGTTCGGTACTGTCACACAGAAACTTGAACGCTCTCCAGTATTCCGCCAGTTTTACTATCGTGAAGTAGCCAACAGTGCTGAACTTCTTGCACCTGAAGAAGCACAAAAACTTCTTAATCGTATTGATGAGATGGTTGAAGAACTTGGTATTAAGGCTGAAAACTATGTTGGCGATAAAAAGACTTTAAAGAAACTTAAAGAGATAGCGGCATCGTCTTCTGACGCAACTGGCACACTTGAAGAACTAGACAACTACGCCAAGGCAATAGCATTGCGGTCTTCTAAAGAGGCTTTGTTTGACGCAACAACTAGAAACAACCTTCAAGATGTTCTGCGCATTGTTGTCCCATTCGGTACAGCATGGACAGAAGTTCTTGGTTCATACGCCCGTATCGCTGTTGAAGACCCCACCCGTATCCGTCGTGCCCAACTCATATTTGAAGGTGGACGCAAAGCAGACATGGGAATTGTTGGCGGTCAAGAAGGACAAGGTTTCTTCTATCAAGACGCAACCACGGGCAAATACTCTTTCAACTTCCCAGGTTCAGGTTCTTTAATGAAACTTGCTACTGGTATTGATGCGCCACTACAGGCAAAGGTGACAGGGTTATCACTTGGGTTCAACTTCAACCCAGGCGTTGGTCCAGTATTCCAAGACCTAGCCTCACGGATAATCCCAGACACACCAAAGACCGACTGGATAGTAAGCATGCTTCTGCCTTATGGCAGAACAAAAGGCGTTCAGTTGATGCCTAGAATTTTGACTCAACTTGACCAAGTTGTGCGTGGCGACACCATGAACCTTGAGACTGTATACGGTAATACATACATGGAAACACTTCGGGTCTTGTCTTCATCTGGCGAATACGACTTAAACGACGAAGGAGAAAAAAATAAACTAATGGCTGATGCCCGCAACAAGGCTCGCATCATCACAGGCTTAAGAGCATTAGGACAATTTATTGGACCGACAAGCCCATCGGCAGAGTTCAGTGTTGAAACCAAGGCTGGCGATTTCTATGCCACCCAACTGGTTAAAGAGTTCCAAAAACTACAGTCAGAGAACTACGACACAGCCGTTAAAAGATTCCTTGAAATCCACGGCAACGACGCACTGCTTTACCTGTCCAACAAAACCGAGTCAGTATCTGGTGGCTTAGAAGCCAGCGAACAGTTCGGTGACTGGGAACGAACCGACGGCAAAGACATCATGAAAGCCTTCCCTGATGTTGCTGGATTCATGGCTGAAGGCGGAGATGATTTCTCCTTTGAAGTATGGTCACGCCAGTTGCGCCAAGGCAAAAGAAAACGCCTCACAGACCGTGAGATGATTGATGCTGCCCAATACAAGGCTGGTTCTGCCCAGTACCGTGAACTACGCAAACAACTTCCAGCCAACCCTTCATCCCAGCAGTCTGCTTGGTTGCGGTCATGGCGTATCCAATTAAACAAGGAATATCCTGGTTTCCCTGTTGTGGCACAGTTCAATCCTGGAGAGTTTCCAGACAAAATTGACAAACTTAACAAGATGCTTGAATCACCATCCTTGAAAGATAACGACATTGCTGATGCAACTAAGATTTATCTTGAACGCCGTAAAGACGCAGTAGACCAGTATGTTCTGGCTGGTGGTGCCGAAGGTGGCTTTGCTACAGCCAACGCTGCTGCCCCAATTCGTGAATGGTTGGCACAATGGGGTAGAAGTCTTGTTAATGAAACCCCAGAGTTCGCTAGAATCTATGACAGACTTCTTTCTTACGAGGTAGAGCAATAATATGGCAGAGAACACAACAGACCCAAACGCACAAAAACCACCGTTGATGGCACCAGCGGCAACCATGAGCAGTGGTGGTGCTTATAGTTTATTGCCAACTCAAAAACTTAACCCTCGTGCCGCCACCAATGTTGCAGAAGGAATTGTCGTAGCAAAAGAGGACTACACCCCACAAGGGTATGTAGGTCAAAACCTTGTAGATAAAACTGGCACCATTTCCCGTGCCCAGTACGGCAACGAAGCCTATGCCCAACTTGCAGAATTTAAATCCGTTAAAGAACGGCAAAACTTTCTTGAGCGTTTACGCCAAGTAGGTCTATACGGCAACAGCAAACCATCTCAAACTGGGTTTGAAAGCCGTGACCTAGGTGCCATGCAAGACGCTTTGAATTGGGCTAACTGGCGTGGCTACACAATTGATGTTGCTGCAACCCTGATGGCTACAGAACTACCAAAGGTAGCAAACGGTGGCAACCGTATCCGCACTACACCCAAAGAAGATTTGCGGGCTGTGTTTAGGAACGCTGCTGGTTCTATTCTAGGTCGTCAGTTGTCTGATAAAGAGATTGAAAAGTTTGTTAAGTCTTACAACCAAAAAGAAACCAACGAAGCAGGCGGTGGAGCATTTGCACCTACTGCTTCTGTTGCTGCTGAACAGGCTGTCATGGGTGCTGCCCCCGCCGAAGCGCAAGCAATGGGTGCTTTGAGCCTGACAAACATTTTTGACAGCGTAATTAAAGGACTTGGCTAATGGCTGATTATATTCCAAACCCTAACTTTTACAAGAACCAAGTAAAAGAACAAGAGAAGTTCAAGAAGAAACTTGAAGGTGCTTCTTACGATACAAGCAAGCGTGGCTACACGGTTGATGGAAAGTTCTATACACAAGCACAACTTGATGCAGCGGTGAGTGCTGTAGCCCCAAAGATTGCTGCTCTTAAACAAGAAGAAAAAACTGTTGGCAAGTATGGTCCCGCCTACAGTGAAAACGCTAAACCAAATGCACAAGGTGTTGCATACCAAAAACTTTTAGATGTTGCAGAAAATATAGAAGTTAAAGATTATCAATCTTCTGTTGACAGTCTTGAAGCATGGAAAAAGGTAGAAGATTTTCTTTCTAAAAACAATGATGTTCGTGTCGTTCAAAATGTTGATGCGATTGTAAACAACGAACGAGGTAGAAGTGTCCGCCGTGCAATCCCAGCACTTATCAAAATTGGTGCAGATGCTCATGGTCAAGCCGTTTCTGAAGCGGTATCTCTTGCTGAAAGTTACATAGAAAAAGGCGTTGTTGAAACAACCCGTGTCCAAACATACGGTGAGCCTGGTGCTGCTAATGCTGCTTACACAAACAAAACAGATATTCTTGATGAACCTGTTTTAACTGCACGACAAGCAGAAGTTGATGCTATTAAAAATCGTCAGGCTGTTCCAACTTCTGTTAAAAACATTGCTCGTAAACAACCAAGTAAAACAAAAACCATTGGTGTCACGCCAGCGGTAACTACCCCTGTTGGTTCTGCTGGTCAAACGGTTTCTGAACCTAGCACTATGGGTGTTCGCCAGTTTGAAGAACAGTCAATGGCTGCTTACAATAAAGCCAACCCTCCTAAAGTTGATAAGGCTGGTGGTGGTACAAAAGTTGGTGCTACCAAAGTTATCAATGGTGTATTAAATACATGGGACGGCAGTAAATGGGTTCCTGAAAAGAAAAAAGTTACAGTTGACTGGGAACCAAAATTTCGTGAAATGTTCCCAGGTGAATCTTGGATGCTTGACCTTGACCGTACTAAATATGCCGATGTATTTAAACTATTCCAAAAGTCTATAATTGAAGAAGTTTATAAAACCCCAGAAGGTCAAGCCCGTTTCAAGGCGCAACTAGAAAATACTTCATTTGTTAAAGAACTTGCGTCCACCGATATGGTGCGTCAAGTTAAATCATTAGTTGGTGATATTTTTGACTCAACACCAATGAACAGTTTTCTTACTAAAGCCATGAACATGGGTTGGAAAGATACAACGCTCAAGCAAGAGGTTTATAAAGAAGCGTTCCGCAAAGATGACACTGGTGCTTATGTCAATCCAACGGCTATCAACCGTGCCAAAGTTTCAAACGATTACCTTACTGTTGCTAAAATTGGTAAATCATATTTCAGCACTGTTGCCGACGACACAATCCAAGGTGTTCTAACTGGTGGCATGGCACAACAAGATGTTGAGCGTCAACAGCGTGAACTAGCCAAAACAAAATACAGTCACCTATCTAACCTGATAGAACAAGGTTTCACAATGGAACAACTGTCGTCTTCTTTTAAAGACCAGACAGCACGCATCCTAGAAAAAGACCCTAACGCTATTGACATGAGTCAGTCTGATTATGAACAAGCCTTTAACTTTGGTGAAGAAGGCAAGAAGCGCATGATGTCTAGCGGTGAGTGGGAAATCAAACTACGCTCCGACCCACGCTACAACTGGGGTTCTACAGAGAACGCTAAAGATGAGGCTCGTCGTCTTTCGGCTAGTATTTCTCAAGCATTTGGAAAGGTCATCTAATGGCTGACACAGCATTTGACATCATTAAAAAAACCCTAGAGTATTACGGTTTAAAGGATGAAGCGTTTCTTAAAGAAGTGGGAACACTTTTTACAAACAAAGTCATTACTGACAAATCAACCATTGATGATATTGGTGTCGCCATGCAAAACAGCCCTGCATTTGCCGAACGCTTCCCTGCTAACAAAATTCTAAAAGATTCAGGCAAAGGACAAAAGTCCGTATCAGACTATTTGCGTTTGGAAGCAGATTACAAGAACATACTTTCTTCTGCTGGTATGCCACCAGGTTTCTATGATGACCCGAAAGATTTTCAAAACTGGATAGCCAACGACACATCCCCGTTTGAAATTCAAGGTCGTGTTGAACAGGGTTACCAAGCAGTAAACAATGCCAGCCCTGAAGTAGTAGCCCAATTTGAGCGTCTATATGGAGTGACAAAAGGAGACCTTGCTGCCTACTTCATTGACCCAGAACGAGCCAAGCCAACCTTTGACAAGTACCAAGCCCAGCGTGAAGCCCGTGCAGCCGTAGTAGCCAGCCAAGCACAACAGCAAGCCAACATCGCACTCACAGCACAACAGTCTGAAGAACTAGTACGAGCAGGTGTAGAAACACAACAGCAAGCACAGGCTGGATTCATGGACATTCAAAACCAGCAGCAACTATTTGCAACTACCACAGCAGAAGCAGCATCAGGTCAGCAAGCCATCACTCAAGAACAACAAATTGCTGGCACCTTCGGAACCAACGCTGCAGCCCGTCAAGCCATTGAAGCACGCAAACGGAAACGCACCGCAGAGTTCCAAGCAGGTGGTTCACTTCTTGCCAGTCAAACAGGCAACATCGGTTTAGGAACAGTAGGGCAGTAGCACACAACAAAACAGTGTGCTAACTTAAGTCTTGACCCCGATGGGGAGACATTGCTAACAGCCCCCCCTAGTTAGCGATTGTAAAACGGGGTGTAAATATGTAGCCATCACAGCCCTCCGTTGTGATGTGGACTTAAGGAGAGTGCCATATGTCAAACTTTGAAGATGATTTCAACGAAGACGACTACGACCAGCCAGCATCTGAAACGAACCCAGTTCGTGCAAGGATGAAGCAACTGGAAAAGGAAGCCAAAGAACTACGCAAACAAGTTGCAGAGTTCGCAGTAACCCAACGAGAGTTGGCTTTTGCAAAAGCAGGGATAGACCCCGCTTCACCACAAGCCAAGTATTTCGTTAAAGGATACGACGGTGACCTAACACCAGAAGCAATCAGGGCAGCCGCAGAAGAAGCACAACTGATTACACCCCAACCTGTTCAAGCAGACCCAGACAAGGCAGCATGGCAGCAAACCAATAGGATTGCCGCTGGAGCCGAGACTGCATCTGAAGGACCATCTTGGGTTAAACGAATCAGGGATGCATCGTCAGCAGAAGAAATTTCTAACATTTTTGCAGAGGCACAAGCCCAAGGTATCAACCTTGGTTAACCAAACCCCCCTCTAAAATTTAAGGAAAAACCCAAATGGCTGATTATTACGCAGCAGAAACAGGCACCTCCAACCTCAATGTTGACCAGGTTGCCTTTGAGAAGTTGGCATACTTTGCCCTTCGTCCAGAAATGTACTTTGACCAGTTCGCAGATGTTCAAGCAACAAACGCAACTAACCCAGGTGCATCCGTTAAGTTCACAGTCTTCGCAGACCTTGCAGCAGCAACCACTGCTCTTGGTGAAGCAGAAGATGTAACCCCAGTCGCAATGAGCGACGCTCAAGTTACTGTGACCCTTGAAGAATATGGTAACGCAACGGTAACAACCGCTAAGTTGCGTGCTTCATCCTTCCTCCCTGTGGACCCAGTAGCCGCTAACGCTGTTGGTTACAACGCTGGTTTGTCAATTGACACCATCGCTCGTAATGTTCTTCAGGCTGGTACAAATGTTATTTACGCAACGGGTGGTACAGATACCGCTGCTGCTCGTGTTGACATGGATGTTGATGACACCATCACCGCTAAAGACATCCGTCGTGCAGTGGCTCAATTGCGTGGAGCGAATGTTCCAACAATCGGTGGCAACTATGTCGGCTTCATCCACCCAGATGTTTCCTACGACCTTCGTAGCATCACAGACGCATCAGGTTGGCGTGACTCATACAAGTACACCAACGCAATGCCTCTTTACAACGGTGAAATCGGTATGTTTGAAGGCGTACGCTTTATGGAATCGCCTCGTGCGCCTCTGTTCGCTAACGCTTACAACGGTTCAGGTTCCGCTGGTACAGGTGACTCATACGGAACACTCATCATGGGACAACAGGCTCTTGCCAAGGCTGTCTCAATGGGTGGCGAGTATGGCGCACAGCCAACAATCGTGTACGGAACAGTTACAGACCTCTTGCAGCGTTTCCGTCCAGTCGGTTGGAAGCACTTCGTAGGTTACGCAGTATTCCGTCAGGAAGCACTGCGTCGCATTGAATCTGCTTCAAGCATCGGTTCAAACGCCGCCTAATTCCCGACAAGGAATTGCGAAAGCCCCTGCCGAAAGGTGGGGGCTTTTGCTATTCTTAAGACATGACTACCTTCAGACCGCCCACAGACAACTATGTAAACTGGGCTTTACCAGGGGAGCGTGGCATCCTTGCTGTCTTAAGACCTGGACCTCGTGGACGCAATGTGTTCAAAATGAACGACGGTTCCTTTACTGAGTTCCAACCATCAGAACAAGAAGATATTGCTATCACCTACCACGGTGGTCATGTCCATACGATTGATGCCACAGAAGAAGCAGACCTAATCGCTGCGGGATACGGAGACTACATTGAAGCATAGGGAAACACATCCAGGTTTGGATGTTGAGGGTTGTTTCGGATGCCGAGTAGCGGGGGTACAGATGGGGTCTAACTCCACCACCACCAAAGGTGAAGCGGTGTCACATATCAACCAGCGTGAAAAGAACTGGAACAAAGATATGCCTGCATATAAGCGTCTCCGCAAAGAAGGACTGCAACCTAAAACGATTGACGGCTGTCATGCTGTTGAACAACTGGCTACTTCTCGCCACCAAATTGAAGGAACGCCAGCACCTCTTTAGTGCTACAATCTTTGCTGTATGGCTCAACCCGCTGACCAAGACCTAATTATCACTCGTGGTGATACAGAAACCCTCGTTGTGACTATCACGACTGACGGGTCTACAGCCGTTAATATCACAGGTCGCACCTACGCATCTCAGATTCGTACCCAGCAGGACTCCACCACCGTCAAGGCTTCGTTCACTTGTACCGTGACTTCTGGTGCTGCGGGGGAAGTTACCTGTGTATTGTCTTCTACTTCTTCGGCTGCTTTGTCGGCTGGGCTTTACTTCTGGGATTTGCAGGAAACCGCTTCAGGTGTTGTCTCTACTATCTTGGCGGGTACAGTCACGGTTCTTGCTGATGTGACGAGGTAGCAATGGCTACAACTAACATCATTGTTACAAGGGCAACCGAAACCGTAGGGTTGATTACTTCGGGGACTATCACTGTTGTTTCTACTTCACAGTCTGGACCGTTGGGTGCTACTGGACCTACTGGTCCACAGGGCATTCAGGGTGTCACAGGACCTACAGGTCCTACAGGGGCACAGGGAGTTACTGGTCCTACTGGACCGACAGGTCCTACTGGAGCACAAGGTGTTACTGGTCCTACGGGCGCACAAGGTATCCAAGGTGTTACTGGACCTACAGGACCTACTGGTCCGACAGGTGCCGCTAGTACCGTTACAGGACCAACTGGAGCAACTGGTGCAGCCTCAACCGTAACTGGACCTACGGGTCCTACTGGTGCTGATTCGTTTGTTACTGGTCCGACTGGACCGACTGGTGCGCAGGGTGTAACTGGACCGACTGGTGCTACAGGCGCAGCGTCTACTGTTACGGGACCTACAGGACCACAAGGACCGACTGGTGCGACAGGACCAACAGGGGCAGCCAGCACAGTCACAGGACCGACAGGTCCGACTGGTCCTGCTGGAACAAACGGAATCATTGGTGTTGATGGAGCCACAGGACCAACTGGACCGACAGGCGCACAAGGCGTTACAGGACCTACAGGACCTACAGGTGCAACAGGTACTAATGGAACTATTG